ATACAGCGCACCCACGCACGATAGAGCTGCACGTAGGTAGGACAAGGCCGCAGCCTTTAGTTGCTCTTGCATTGTATTGCTCCTAAATGCCCTTTAGTTGACTTGTTTTAACACTGCAATCGTATGCGTTCCTGATGCAGCAATACCGTACAGGCCTTCGTGGTCACCTACTGGCACCTGCATTTTATCGCCATTATCTAGTTTGTAACCGTTAGCTGTAGTCACGTTAGCATCGCCTAAATACACAGCGCCGCCGCCTAGATTATGTAGCCATACGGTTTGATCCATAATGTTAGCTGCTACCAATAATGTAGCTGTTGTAGTTATTGTTACCTGTGCGCTAGTTGGCATTTTCTAATCCTAACTTAGTAATTAAAGCCGTGACCTTTTCAGGGCTTAGTGCTATCTCAAAGTGCATCTCATCTTTTCTAGTCCAATCCCCGCCCCAGGTTAGCCCGTACTTTTTAGCCAGGGCACGGATCATAGGTACCTTAGCTGCATCAAACGTGCCTACCTTGCCTAAAAGGTGTTTAGTTGCGTTCAGGTCTATAGCTGTGCCGCTGGCGTGGTTACTTAGTTTGCCTACCACACCTCTTACGTCTCTGTAGGCATAGCCCCAATCGTCAAAGGTGCCGCCTTCTATTGGCTCTATTAGCTGGTTAAACTCTTTAGCAAAGTTAATAAGCAACGGCGCTACCTTTTCGGCGCAACGTATTTTAAGGTTTGTGCCCTCTACCTTAAAAGGCTTAACGCCTATCTCAGCCTGGTCTTTAGATGCAGGCCACCCGTTGTAGCTAATCAGCATTTATTAGCCATTATGTGCAGTTACAACCGCTTCGGCTTTTGTTTTGTCTTTTTCGTCAATGTCAATCCAAAGCACGTTATCGGCATCTAATTCGACCCACTGAGGCTTGCCGTTTTTTTCTGCTACTGAAACTCCAGCAGCGATTAATTCATCGAGCAATGTTGCGCCATTTAGGTTTAATGGTTTTGTAAATGAGATTTTCATTATGCTCCTAAATAAATAATAGAAAATGTGTTTCCGTCATCAGCTCCGCCGTTAGCATTAAGGTTTCCACCACTTCCTTGACCTATTTGGATTTCAATGTAATCGGCTACGGATAAATTTAATACCGCCGTATTTGCGTGAATTGTTGAATCACCTGCACCTGTAAGTGCCATTGACCATGTTCCATAGGCAGCGGTACCGCCGCCATTATAAATAATTTTTGTATTTCTGCTACCTGTTGCATTAGGATCCCAAGTCGCTTGCCATTGGACAAGATACTTTCCAGCTTTACCGCTTGGAATTGTCATCCTGCTTGTATTTGATGATGTGTCGTGAAAACCATCTGTGTCAAAACTTTCAGAGTTAAAAGTGAGTGTTGTCCAAGTTGCATTAGGAATTGATTGATTAGCAGACTTGTATACTTTTGCACCAACAAATGCAGCCGTGCCTGAGGAAGGCGTTGCCCACTTCACTTTATAAGGGGATACAGTTGTATCAGCCGTCAAAACCTGCGCGGTTGTACCGATAGGCAGGTTATCGTAGGTGCCGCTACCTGTACCTACCACAATGTCACCTGCTGATGTGATAGTTGTAGCCATATCATTGGTGATAGTTACCGTGCCGCTAGTGCCGCCACCCGTAATACCTACGCCAGCCGTAACGCCTTCAATATCACCTGTAGCACCTGAGGCAGCCCAAGCTGAGCCTGTGTAATACCACAGTGAGTTAGTGTCTTTTGTGTATGCAAACTGCCCCTCTTGTGGTGAGGTGATAGCTGCATCTCTTGCCGCCGTAGATGCAAAGACATTAATACCTTGCATTAGGTAGCCGTTAGTATCAGCCGCCGTTAATACTTCACCAGTTGTAAAGGTCTTAAAACCTAATCCAGCTGCCATAGTCCTATCTCCTTAATAACTTAATACGCCGCTGTCAAGCAAACCGTATATGGATGAGTCTAATATAAAGCCGTCAATAATTGGCTCTAAAGTGGTAAGTGTTGTTTTCCAGCTGTTAGGCGTAATGCTCATAGCAACGCCAAACACCTGCAAAGTCTTAGTTAGCGTTGATCCGCCAGGCTGGTTAGTTGTGATAGTCACAGGGTCAAAATAGTCAAGGCTAAGGGCTGCAATGATGCCTAAGTTGTAGTTATCGGTATAAAGGTCTAGCTGTATAGCATCGCAACGAATACTAGTTTCAGCCCTAGATGCCACGTATGCCTGTGCGTAATCCAGGGCCACGGCATCGGTCTCCATTAATAGGTTTTGCTGGTTGTAGCTATGGATAAAATACTTATCTATGCTGGGCTGGTTAATGGCCGTTTGTGCTGTTCCCCCTGCACGGGTGATGCTGGCTGAGTTGTAAACTAGCGTATCGTCAAGGCGCCACACCGCATCGAAGTAACTAATATCTGTGCCGTTATCGTTGAATACTGTAGGCGTAGCCCCTGTACTGCCAGCCGTCACGTTACGATCTTGAAAGACAAACGAGCCAGCGGCATCTACATACAAGGCGCCGTACTCGCTAGTCTCTACCGTTTGCATAGCTGCAAGGCTTGTGCGGGCTGTGCCTGGGTCTGCCTGCATAGTAGTTAGCCCTGCATCTACGTCACGCATAGAGGCTGGCCAGTCAATAGCATCTAACAGAGCGTTAATTCTTGCACCGCTAAGCTGACCCGCTGAGGTACCTGCTACGGTACTAATCTGTGCATTTTGTGCCAGCCTAAAAGCATCTACTGCTGTAATAGTACTGTAAACAACATCCAAAGCATTTTTTGGCGTAGTAGTTTGAAAGCTAGTAATAAAACCAGCAAAAATAGGGTAAGTGATTGCGCCGTATGTAGCCGTAATCTGTACTTTACGCATTGGAGTTAAAAGGTTGTAATAGGGACTACTTGGGTTTTGTGGGTTAAAGTCTCCGTTTTGGTCAACGATACGCATAGTAAGAGTGCCAGTTTGAAATTGGTCAGCCTGTGGGTTGCGCCCGCGCTTTGTCTGAATACTATCTACTACGTTAGATACGTCCACAATTACGCTAGCTGCATCTGCCAGGATATTGGTGCCTAATATGCCCTGATCTAATATCATAGCCTGAGCAAAGCTAGGGCCAGTAGAAAAGTTAATAACAGCGTTAATAACTGGCAGGGTCATAGCGCCCCAGCAAAATTAAGGTTATTGCCAAACCTGTTATTTTCTTGTACGGCATTTTGTACTACTTCTATGAGTCCGCTTGTCTTGTCCACTACGGTTACGGTTACGTTGCCTGCTCCATAACCTGCGCCTGTGTTCATATTGGCGCTGTAGCCGCCAAAGTCTCCTAGTTTGTTTTGGAACTCAATTAAAGATAAAAAGTCTGCGTAATTCTGTGCATCTAAAACTTCTGCCATTACATTGGCTAAAGCTGTAACGGCATCTGAATACTCTAAAATAGCCTCTATTGATTCATTACCTGTTAGTTTATCTAATACGGGTTGGTCAACAAACGGATTACCGCCACCGCCACCGCCACCGCCGCCTGCTCCTGGCATAGTTACGCCTGGGATAGTAAGCGTAGGGAACTTAAACTTAGCTAGTAAGTCTAGGGCAGCTTGTAGGTTAGCCAGGTTAATTAGATCCGTTGACTTCATACCCGCTAAAACCCTGTTTATGTCTAGCAGCTTTACATCTTGGCGTTGTAAAACGTTGAGTATCTTTAAGTCCTCGTTTAGTTTTGCCGTGGCCTTTACTATGGCTGCCTCATCCTTTGAGGCTATGGCATCTTCTAAGTCAGCAATACTTTGCTTAACCTTTAAGCGCTGTACATCGTTAGCTATGCCTAAAATCTGTGCGCTAGTAGTTGCCTTTCCTAACGCCTCAGCCTGGCCTATAAGCGCTGCGTTAAGTTGGATAGCATCCATATTAAAGACATCGTTACCCTTAGCTAAAGCCAGGTTAGCCTTATCAAGAATTGCCTGAGACTTTTTATCTGCAAGGATTTTAGATTGGGCCTTTTGCTGCTCTTTAGTAAGGGCTGTTATTTTCTTTTGTGTACTTAAATATGAGCCTGATTGAATTGGGTTTTTTTGAGCGCCCACCTCTGCTGTGCGTCTAGCTTGTGCCCCAGCTTGATTAAGTAAAGTTATGTAGCTACCTAAAATTGGAATAGCTTGAACTACGCTAGCCCCTGTTAATCCTGATAGCCCAGGGATTTTCTTTAAGGCAGCGGCCATAAGGCCAAACCCGCGTATAACGTCAGCGGTATAAGTAGCTAGGTTTTCCATATTGGTAGCAAGGTCTGCCACGGTTGTATCGTCACCTAGATTTTTTAGGGCATCTATGAGGCCTGTACCAATAATCTCCTGCACGTTAGCCGCAGCTACGCCTAGTTTGGCTATAGATCCTGCATAAGTCTCTGAGGCTGCCTTGGCTGAACCCTTAAAGGTTACGGCTAAATC